CTAGTAAAGTAGTATTTCTTGTAAGACCTAATGCAGTTACTAGAAAAAAAGATTTATCATTAAGTAGAAATGGTGACATTATAACTGGTACAGCAGAAGATGTGTCTGTACTACAAGCACAAAAACAATTTGACTTACAAGTTGTAGAAAGAATGATACAAAAATTAGAAGAAAGATTATCATTTGCTTTCTTATTACACACAGCTATACAAAGACAAGCTGAAAGAGTTACAGCACAAGAGATAAGATACATGGCAGAACAATTAGAAACTGCTATGGGTGGTGTATATTCTTTATTATCACAAGAATTTCAATTACCATTAGTTTCTATATTAATGAAAAGAATGGAATCTAAAAATGAGATACCATCATTACCAAAAGGTTCAGTACAACCAACTATTATTACAGGTATTGAAGCATTAGGTAGAGGTAACGATTTACAAAAATTAAGAGAATTTGTAGCTGAGATAGGTAACTTAGCTCAAATAAATCCTGCGGTTGTTCAATCATTAAACCCTGACGATTTAATCAAACGTATTGCTACTGGTTTAGGTATTGATACAGACGGATTAATTAAATCAGACGAGCAATTAGCACAGGAACAGGCGGCTCAAGAAGAGCAAATGCAAAACGAGCAAATGATGAATATGGCTGAGAAA